TAAGCTATCGCCCCAGCGTTTTTCTAGGTCTGCCATCGCCGCTTTTAGCGACGGGTAATTGGTGGCTTTTACTGGGTAGCAGTCATTGTTATAGCCTTCGGTAAAATATCCGTGTACTTCCATAGTATTCTCCTTTGGGGCTTTCGCCCCAGTTGGTGGGTTATTGGTTGTTGTAAAGGTTACGAGTAAGGCAATAGCTATCGAGCCAGGCTAATACTTTATAACTCGCGCCGAGGTATGCGGCGTGTTTGGTTAGGTCTTCAACGCTGTCATACTTCCCTTCGTCAGCGCATAACTGCATGATAAATGCCGCTTGGGTTTGATCGTTTAACCGGATAGTTGCTTCGGCGCAGTCTTTTAAAAAGCTTGTTGTTTCGTTTTGATACATTTTATTAACTCCTATAATCTGTTGCTGATAAATGAATTTTGAGTGGTTGATAAATGAGACAAGCCAGCGCGTAACCAATGGTGACGGGCTACCCTCTGCTCGTTTGATTTGCCTTGTCTATTTAGTAAGGTTCTAGCAGATCGAATGAACTCTTTATTAGTACAAAAAGTACCGCCTGCTTTAGTTTCAATTCTCAAATATTGGCTATACGGCATATTTATCTCCGGTTTAAAAGTGGTCGATTAATGCCTTGGCGCATACTGCGCCAAACCATATTAAAAAGGCCCAGCAACCGAGGTGGCCGGCCTTTAATGCTTTGATGATCTTCACTTATTGGCTTCCTCCCGCAAGCGTAAGGCGTTTATTTCTGCTGCCATCGTATTAAACAGCACCCCAGTTGCAACAGTCATTGCCCATCTGTCCTTCTCTGGGATACCGTCGATCATCATTAGCGCGTACTTTGTTGCGCCTTCGATTGATTCATGGGTGGCGAATATTTGATTAGTTTTAATTAATTGCATTTTAATTACCTTTGGTGGGTTAGTTTTAAAGCGATGCTGTACTGTGAACTACTGGGAAGCCGTCGACCTCTGCAATAACTGTGCAAATATCGTAGCCTTTAACCTTCTTTCGGGTGGACTTTTGAAAACGCGCCCTAGCTTTTTCTTGCGCTTCGTATGAGCTGGCCGCGTGTACTTCTTCGCGCTTTTGGTTCCAAAAACAGATATAACCGTTCATTTTATAATCTCCAATTATGATTTAATGTAAGTAGATTCAAGGGCGGGTTCACCGTCCCAAAAAGCCTGTTGCGACTGGTAAACAGACACGGCTTCATCACTTGTTACTAGAATATAATTCCACTCGCTAGACTCAATAATAGTGACCATCGAGCCGCCGCCGGTGTTTACTTCAGTTGCTGTTAATAAACTCATAATTACCCCGTTACTTTAATTATTTGAAACGTTGCCAACACGGTCACAATTGACCATGCAAGCGCAAACACAAAACCACAAAAAAGCATTGATTTAACAATGCTTCCACCCAGTAGCAAAAGCTCTGCTTTTAATTCACTTCTAGCTTGTTTGTTCATTGGTTCATCTCCAGTTATTTATTAATGCTTAGAAAAGCCGATTCGTTTTTTAGACTCCCAACACAAGCCGCAAGCGCCGCAGTTGAGCGCGTCACCGGTCTGCTCTGGGCAAGCCATATCAAAGTCTTCATTGCCTGTTGCGTCTATAAATACGTTGGCGCTGTTGGCTATGTCTGGGCGATCACTGGCACGAATAGCGCAGCGTTTTGAGTTCATAGAAAAAACAATCAACCCAATGGGGCTATCTGTTGGAACGTGGGTATATCCCCAGATCCGCAAAGCAGGGTATTTAATCAACGCGAGCCGCCAAAATTCGGCGTATTCTTCGCTGTAAAAGTCGCCTAAGATATGTAATCGCACAAGAAAGCCGGTAGGGTAACGGGCGTTATACATGGCTAATTCAAGGTCTAAAGTGGGTAAAAATGTGGGGTCGGTGTGGTCTATCCGGTGGCCAAATGGCATATTATTACCATAACAATCATCCCACTGTTCACAGGATAAATAGCAGGTTTTGCGTTCTTCAAGTGTTAGCGAAATAATAGGCATCCCGCGCCATCTTCCCTTTGAAACGTGGCCGCCTATTTTATCGTTGGCGCTTCCTGATTTTAAAATGGTGCTGGACTGGTTAACCTGTTTCACTGATTTAGGAAAACGGGTGCTTGGTCTGTGTCTGTCTGTTGCTATCAACATAATATAAAACCTATGGTGGGATTTATTATGGGGGCCATCGCTGGCCCCAGTCGTTATGGGTTTAGTTATATGTACCCGCTGCAATCTGGGCTTGTTCAATGCCGCAGATATAAGCACATATCCAGTCGTGTAGTTGTCTCTTACCTATATGGCCTCCTCTTGATACGCAGTGAACACCGCCCCTAGCATTAGCCACCCTTTGCAACTCTACGCCGCCATAAGCATGGCTAAGATGATAAAACCCAACATCATGGAAGGTCTTTTCTTCGGTGTTTATTAAATTGTTAAGGTGCAATACTTCTTCTTCTAGCATTTGGTTGGTGATACGGTTCATCGTTAAAACTCCTTTGGGGCTTTCGCCCCAGTCGTTAGTTAATAAGTAGCTAAACGGGTTTTTAATTGGCGCTTGGTGCGGCTTACAATTAGGCTCATAAGTTCAGCGCGTTGGCTTCTCATGCGTGAGTCGTAAGGGGTGCAAACTGTCCCAGTAGATTGGGGCATTTTTAAAGGATGGTTGTTTGTTTTATCCATGGTTATTATTTCCTATGGTGGGATTTATTGTGGGGCCATCGCTGACCCCAGTCGTTAGTTTAGTTTTTCCAGTTGTGATAGTTTGCTAAGTAAACGTCGCAATGGTCGCCTATCTCATATTCTCCATCTTCAACGCCTTTGACGCTTTCCCACATATCATATCGACACTCAAACCAAACGGGCCGGTCGCCAGCATCAACAATACATTGATCTATAACCGCCTTAGAAACGTAACCCTCGCCCTCGTAGATAGTGACTATGTCACCGTCAAGAGATTGCTTTCGTATCTCCCAACCTTGGGCCATAACTATGGGCCAGTCTGAATAAGCGATAACTTGCGCTCGTATCTTGCTTCTTTCTGCTGCTATTTCTTGTAATAAAGTCATTGTTAATATTTCCTATGGTGGGGTTTATGGCCTCAACTATTGCGGGGCCGTGGTTAATTATACCGTTATTAAGTGACGGTGTACAAACTTTTGTAATCAATTACTTAATAAACTGCCACTATGTCAGTGATTTAGGCCAGGTTTAGTGTTTTAATCCGATCAAATACCAAACTAACCACTTAACCCGCTCCGGCGGGTTTTGTCGTTTTAGGAGTGCCGCCCACGGGCCGCAACTAGAAACAATGGGCATATTAAGTAACCAGCAATGGGAAAAGGTCGCACAAGTATTTGTTGAGACTGGGAACAAGACCGAGGCGTATAGACAAGCCGGTTATTCTACAAACATGAGCGACAAAGCCATCAGCACCAAGGTTCAGCGCGTATTCAGTCACGGGTCGGTATTGGGTAGGGTCGCAGAGCTACAAGCTGAAGCCGCAGCCCGTCATGCTGTGACAGTGGAAAGTCTAACCGAACAGCTAAGAGAAGACCGCCAGCTTGCATACTCTGTTAAAAACCCTTCAGCAGCGGTGGCCGCTGTGATGGGTATGGCTAGACTCAATGGGCTAGACAAACAGATATTATCAGCCGACCCAGTACACCCACCAAGCCTAATAAATATAGCTATAGTCGACAATGCACAAGCTAAAATAAATCATGGCTAAACCCCTACAAAACAATAGTTTAGAATTAAAATTAGCAGCGCCCTTTGAGCCATTACTCAAACCTTGCAGGTATAAGGTTGTATATGGCGGCAGGGGATCGGGTAAAAGCTACTCAATAGCGATGCTGTTGGTACTGGCTGCATACCAGCAACCGTTGCGTATACTCTGCGCTCGTGAGATCCAGAAGAGCATAACCGACTCAGTCCATCAGCTTTTAGTCGATACCATTGACCGGTTGGGCTTACTTGGGCACTTTGAAGTGCAAAAGACCCAGATACTGGGGCGAAACGGTTCGCGGTTCTTGTTTGAGGGTTTAAGGTCCAATATCTCCAAGGTTAAATCAATGGAGGGCATTGATAGGGTCTGGATCGAAGAGGCTGAGAGTGTAACCAATTCAAGCTGGGACACTTTAATACCTACGATCCGAAAGGATAATTCAGAGATTTGGGTAAGCTTTAATCCATTAGATGAAATGGACGCAACATATCAGCGTTTTGTTGTTGAACCGCCCCCAGGCTCTTTTGTAGTTAAAGTTAATTACGATGAAAACCCATGGTTCCCCGAAACCTTAGAGGCTGAAAGGTTACACCTTAAAGAAAAGAACGCAGCGCTCTATGCTCACATCTGGGAGGGTGACTGCTACGCCAACAAAGACGGTGCGTATTTTGCTGAACACATCATCAACAAGCAGATAAGCACGATCCCAGTAGATAGAGCATTGCCAGTCAATACAGCATGGGACTTGGGCATTGCAGACGCCACGGCTATCTGGTTGTTCCAAGTGCAAGGCAAGTCTGTAAGGTTTGTTAGTTACTACGAATCAAGCGGTGAGGGTATCCAGCACTATCTGGATGCTCTGGCAGAGTACAAA